GCGAAGTGAAGCGAGGCAGTCGCCTTGATGAATGATGTATCCCATGTCAGAACTCGACGTCCGGCGGCGGCTTCGGGGCGGGGAACGCCGCGAGCGCGGCCTTCGGGAGCCATCCGCGGCGGAAGCACGCGCGGCAGCCCGAGCCGGCGCCGCTGCACCGCGGGCAGACGAAGTGCGGGCGCAGGTGGTCCGCGACGAGCGTCCGCAGCGCCGACGAGATGGCCTTGTGCTCCTCCTGCGGCGTCCCCTTGCCGGCGGGCTTCGACGACACGTACTCGTCGAGCTCCCGCGCGAGCGAGCGCCAGCGGGAGAGCCAGGAGTCGGCCCAGCGGCGCGTCGAGACGAAGTCCTCCTCGATGGCCTGCGGCACGGCGTTGCCGAGCGCGTCGTCCTCCATGCTGCGCGCGGGCGTGGGGGCGGGGGCGGGCTCGGGGCAGGCTTCGCCGTCTCCGTCGTCGTGGGTGGCGTCCTCCTGCTCCGGCCCGTCCTCCGCGTCCCGCTGCGCCGCGGCGGGGACCGGGTCCTGCCGCGCCGCGGATTCGCCGCGCACCGAGGCGACGAGGTTCGCGCTCACCGAGCAGTGCGCCGCGATGGCGTGGTCGGGAAGCCCCGGCTTGATGGCGATGGCGGCCTTCACCGCCAGCCGCTTGTCGGCGTTGCTTCGCTGGATGCCGTGGGCGGCGTTCATGGAGCACGCCATCCACCGGGCGGCGGCGCGGTCCCCTTCGTGGACGACGCAGCGCACGCTCGGGATGCCGGTGCGCCGCAGCGCGTGCAGGCGGTGGAAGCCGTCGACGAGCCGGATCGTCGCGCCGTCGTGGACGACCACCAGCGGCGGGAGCCCGGCGGCGCCCTTCTCCGCGTAGACGGCGGCGTACTCCAGCACCACGGAGTCGTGGATGCTCTCGCGCATCTGCGTGCCGTCGTCCATGCGGATCTCCGAGACGGGGATGTTCCGTGTCCGTGCCATGTGTCCTCATGCCCTTCCTCCCCGGCGCGGACCATGCACCGACGCCGGGGAGGAAGGTTGCGGATGGGGTTCAGAAGGGGATGTCCTCGGTCGGGACCTCCGGCGGCGGCGGCGCGGCGGGCGCGGCCTGCGCCGCGGCGGGCGCGGATGCGGGCTTGCCGGCGGCGGCGATCTGCTCGGGCGTCATCGCGGGGCGCATCGGGATGACGTCCATGTAGGGGTTCTCGGGGCTGTTGGGGTTCTTGCGGTAGCCGACGTCGACGCGCAGCTTGCGGCCCTTGAGCTGCTTCTCGGCCCACTCCTTGTTGCGGAAGTGCTCAGGCTTGATGCCGTGCTGCATGAGCAGCTCGACCTTCGCGCCGATGGCGTGCAGGACGGCCCGCAGCGCCCAGGACTTGTTCGGGTCGTCGGAGAGGATGCAGAACAGCGTCGCCTCCTCGCCCTGCGCGTTGGTGAAGACGAGCATGATCTGCGGCTCGCCGGCCTTCGTGAAGAACTCGCTCCCGTCCTGCTTCGTGCTGACGATGCGCGAGATGACGGCCTCGTGCCCGCCCGCCTTCATCTTCGGCGCGTTGGGGCTCTGCGCGGGTGCGCTCCAGTCGTACGACATGGTCGTGTGTCTCCTGATTGTTGATGCTGCGGATCAGATGTCGATGTCCGGTGGCGCGTCCGCGTTCTGCGCCTCCGGCTTCGCGACGGGCACCCCGTCGACGCTGACGACCTCCGCGTCGAACAGCTTCTTGGCCGTCTCGACGAGAGGATGTTCCGTGATGTCGATGTCTCCCGGCGGCGCGGGAGCGGCGGCGGGCTCCGGCGCGTCGTCGTCGATGACCTCGCCCTCGACGTAGACCGTGCCGCCGATGGCGTCGGGCGCGTAGCGGCGGTATCCACGCGACAGGGCGCGGGCGAACATCATGTCCTGCGGGTACTTCGCGTAGGTCGGGTTGTTGCGGTCGAGCCCGGCCTTCGCCGCGTCCGCCTTCGTGAACGTCGCCAGCGGGCCGCAGCTCTCCCACTTGCCTTCCTTCTTCTCGAAGAAGTGCAGGGCGCATCCCTCGTCGTCGAGGCGGATGACCTCGTAGCGGTAGCGCCCGCTGCGCTTGATGAGCGTCGCCATGAGCCCCGCCGAGAGCGACGGCTTCCCGTTGATGATGTTCAGGCCGCTCATGCTCTCGAAGTCGGACAGGCCCATGCCGCGTCCGATGATGAGGCAGGTGATGGCGCGGGCGGCGGTCGTCGCCTTCGGGAAGTACCCGCTGGCGGCGATCTGCGTCCCGATGTCGAGGACGCTTCCTTCATGCCTGACGATTGCGCTCTCGCTCACGAGTCCCTCCTGTAGATGAAGCTGCGGTTGTGGCGCCAGGTCGAGATGCGGACGCCGGCCTCGACGGAAGCCTGGAGCCAGATGACTCGGTCGCGCTCGTCGGCGGCGCGGCGGAACCACTGTCCCGGCCTCATCGCCGACACGACCTCGCGGCGCTCCTGCCGCGAGATGAACTCCGGGCGCGCCTTCGGGGGCGGCGGGCCGTCGTGGATCTCGATGCTGCGCGCCATGTCAGCGGATCCGAAGGTGCGTCCCGCGGGGCGCGAAGGAGGCGAACTCGAGGGCGTCGCCCCTCTCCAGCACCTTGCGGATGGCCTCCTTGTCGGCCTCCACCGTGATGCGCTGCGCCCAGCGGGGCAGCTCCTCGGGCGCGGCGCGCAGGTCGATGGGGGTCGCGCCGCCGTTGTTGGTGATCTTGAGCGAGAACCGCGGGGTGTCGATCTTGGGGTTTCCGCTGGACTCCATCGCCTCCTTGAGCCGCGCCTTGAGGCGCTCGGCGGCGGCGAGGTCGGCCTTCGCCAGCGCGGAGAGGCGCTGCGCCTCCATCTTCCGCATCTCGGCGCGGCCCTCCATCTCCTTGATCCAGGCGCAGCAGCCGTCGGCCTTCGTCTCCAGCGCGGCGCGCAGCTCCTCGAACCACTTCGTCACGGCGGCGTCGACGGCGGGATCGGTGATGTCGCCGCCCGCCTCCGCCAGCAGGTCGTCGAGCGCGCGGATGTCCTCGGACAGCTCGTACAGGGTCATTCAGGGCTCCAGGGCATGGCCTCCGCAGGGCCGGGGAAGAGGTCGCCTCCGTCGCGGTCGCGAAGGCGCAGGAACGAGTCGAGCTCGGCGTAGAGGACGGAGAGGTGGTCCTCCTCCTCGCGGTCGTACATCTTGGAGCCGAGCATCCCGCTGATCCACGCCGCGAGCTCGCGGGCGAGGTCGGGGTCCTGCGACGTGCTCCATGACGCGAATCCGGTGCAGGTCTCGAGGAAGCGCTGGCTGGCGGCCCATCGGAGCCCGCCCGCGTCGCGCATGATCCGGTTGTGCTGTGCCGCCGTCCTCATGGTCCGCGCATGATGGCGCGGCCCCGCGTGTATGTCAAGTGTCTACACGCGGGATTTTTCCGACTTCTTGCAGAATCCGTGGACCAGCCAGGCGACGGCGTTGCTCATGGTGCGCTTCTGCGACTGCGCGAGGGCCCGCAGGTCGCGGTGGGTCTGCTCGTCCAGCGCCACCATGCGGCGGGTGCGCGAGGCGGGCTCCTTCTTCTTCTTGGGCTCGGGGGGCATACCGACAGTATACACCTTGAAGTCGCTGTATGCAAGGGGTATGATCCGGGCATGGCGAAGGAAGCGGAGGACAGGTACATCGAGCAGCTCGAGGACGAGCGCGACCGGTGGAAGGGCGAGGTCGAGGTGCTGCGCGGACACGTGCAGAAGGCGCAGGACGAGCTCCGCAGGGAGGCGTCGGCCCACGCGGACACGAAGCGGGCGCTGGAGGAGGAGAAGTCCTACTCCGCCGCGCTCGAGCGCGACATCATGCCCTACGAGGCGGCCATGCACGTCCTGCGCGGCAACCGCATGGACTGCGAGAAGCGCGACTGGGAGAGGCGCCGGGCGAAGGACCTGCCCACGCGCGCCGGCGAGCGCGTCGTCCCCGACAACCCGCCCCTCGAGATGGCGCAGGCGCAGAAGGCCGCGATGCTCGTCCACGGCGGGCGCCCCATGAGCATCCCGCATCCCGCCCACCCCGACGAGCTCCAGCCTCCCTTCGACCCCGCCGCGGCCATCGCGAAGGAGAAGGAGAAGCTGGCGAAGGAGAGGAAGAAGAAGTGAGCTGGTACGTCGCCACCTACTCGGACAAGAAGGGCGTCTCCGGCGTCCACGTCCACCACGAGTCCTCGCTCTACGCCATGATGTCGCTCCAGCCCGACCCGCCCGGAGAGCCGAGCATCACGAGCCTGTCCATCGGCGGCTCGCCGGTCTCGTCGCTGTGGGAATGCCGGACCCTGCGCGCCGCGCTGACCGCCGCCCGCGAGATCGTCGAGGGCCGCGTCGCGCCGGACTGCGAGGAGATCGCCGTCGACTGCGCCGGCATCGCTTCGCTCGTCGGCAGGGAGGGCCAGTGGCCGGCAAGCCGGAACAGGGGCTAGGAGTCTCCCTCGGGACCGTCGAGATCGACGGAATCCGGTGGGTCGCCGACATGCTCGGCTCCGACGACGCGGACCGCATCGTCGCCGAGCCGCCGTCGCCGCGCGCCCGCGCGCTGCTGGACTGGGCGACGAAGAACCCCAACGTGTTCTGGAAGGACATCTACCCGGAGATCCTGCCCAGCAAGCAGGAGATCGAGCGCGCGTCCCGCCGCAAGAGCGAGATGCACGAGGACGAGGCGCTCGTCGAGAAGGTGCTCAAGGCGGCGCGCGCCCGCGCCGGCAGGAAGTGAGCGCCCGCTTCCCCTACTTCGCCGACGTCCCGCGCCAGTGGACGCGCAACCTCGAGTTCCGGCTCGACCTCATCCGCATGGCGCGCGCCGTGCCGGGCATGAAGGAGACGCTCCTTCATATGTGCTCGAAGGACATGTGCTTCATGCTCGCGGCCTTCGGGTGGACCGTCGACCAGCGCGACCTCGAGATCACCGAGCGGCCGTTCGTGCCGTGGGACTACCAGGTGGACGCCTTCGCGGACCTCCAGGAGCGGTACGAGGCGTCGCGCGACGGCCGCGCCGACTGCCGCATCAAGAAGTCGCGCGACATGGGCGCGTCGTGGATCTGCCTCGCGTTCCTCATGCACCGATGGATGTTCGACGACAACGTCTCCTTCCTGCTCGTCTCGCGCAACGAGGACTACGTCGACAGCCCCGGCGACCCGTCGTGCCTGTTCTGGAAGCTCGACTACATGCTCTCGCGCCTGCCGGGCTTCCTGCGCCCGGACTACGACCGCACGAAGCTGCGGCTGGGCAACGCGCAGAACGGCGCGAGCATCGTCGGCGAGTCCACCACGGGCAACGTCGCCCGCGGCGCCCGCTTCACCGCCATCATGCTCGACGAGTTCGCCGCGCAGGAGAGCGCCGCCAACGGATTCCGCGCCCTCGCCGCGACCCGCGACGCGACCCGCATGCGGATCTTCAACTCGACGCTGGGGGACCCCGACGGCGCCTACGCGCAGGTCCTCAAGATGCCGATGAAGGAGATCGTCATGCCCTGGCACGCGCACCCGCAGAAGCGCGCCGGACTGTACCGCTGCCCGCCCGGAGGGACCCCGGAGCTGATCGACGGCGGGTACCGGCATCCTCCCGACTACAAGTTCGTCGCCGACGGGAAGGTCCGATCGCCCTGGTACGACGGCGAGGAGAAGGTCTGCGCCAACCGCGTCGAGCTCGCCCGCGAGATCGACATGGACGAGATCGGCGCGACCTACACCTTCTTCGAGCCGCAGATGGTGTCGGAGCTGATCCGCGAACACGCCCGCCCGCCGGACATGGTCGGGGAGCTCGCCCACGACCCGCAGACCGGGGACTTCGACCACTTCGTCGAGCGGCCCGGCGGCAGGCTCCACCTGTGGTTCCGGCCCGACATGGGCGGCCTGCCGCCCGAGCACCAGCGGTACGCCGTCGGCTGCGACGTCGCCACCGGGACCGGGGCGAGCAACACCGCCATCTCCGTCGGCTGCGCCGCCACCGGGCGCAAGATGGCCGAGCTCGTCGACCCCAACATCCAGCCCCACGAGGCGGGGGTCTACGCGGTCGCGCTGGCCCGGTGGTTCTGGAACGCGACCCTGATCTGGGAGAACGCCGGGCCGGGCCGCAACTTCGGGATCGCCGTCGTGCGGACCTCCTACCGGAACATCTGGTACGAGCGCAACGAGAAGACCCTCGCCGGCGTGGACCGCCCCCGCCCCTTCGGGAAGGCGCCGTCGCAGCGCATCCCCGGCTGGAGCCCCAACAACAAGGAGGCCCGCCAGAGCGTCTACTACGAGTACCGGCAGGCCCTCAAGGAGCGCAAGTACGTCAACTACTCGAAGGCGGCGCTGGAGGAGTGCCTCCAGATCAGCTACGGCCCCAACGGCATCGTCATCAACAGCGCGTCGTCGGGAAAGCAGGATCCCACGGGCGCGAAGGACAATCACGGGGACCGTCCGACGGCCGACGCGCTATCATGGAAGGCGATGGGCGGCTCGGCGGGGCTGCCCCCTCCGCCCCCCGAGATCCGTCCAGGCTCCCTCGCGTGGCGCATCGAGCAGGACCGCCTTGAACGGTCGCGCGAGCGCGAGGAGGACTGGACTTGAGCAAGCGGAAGATGCCGGGATCGTCGAGGCTCGCGCCGCCGGATGCGGAAGGCATCGAGACCGACCGCGCCGGGAGGCTGCGCCTCGCGCTGCACCACTCGCGCTACCTCATGCAGCCGTTCCGCCGGCAGCGAACCGCGATGGTGCGGCAGTTCGTCGGGCAGGAGTACGGCGACGTCAACCAGCGACGGCGCACGCCCGTCAACCTCATGCGGCTCGCGACGACGATCTACCGCCGGCAGGTCGCCGCGCGCGCGCCGCAGGCGCTCGTGGTCCCCTACGACGACCGCCTCGCGCCCGCCGCCGAGGACCTGGGCCTCGAGATCAACGAGCTGCTGCGCCGCATCGACTTCGAGACCACGCTCGCGCAGGTGGTGACGCAGTCGATGTTCGGACCGGGCATCCTCAAGGTCGGGATCCACCCGAAGGGCGACGCGCTGCGCGACGCCGCGGGATTCCGCCGCGACCCCGGCCAGCCGTTCGCGGACTGCGTCGACATCGACAACGCCGTGTGGGACATGCGCGCCGACTCGTGGGACAAGGTGCAGTTCATCGGCGACTCCTACGAGCTTCCGCTCGACGCGCTCGCGGAGCTCGGCATCGAGGACGCGACCCCCTACCGCGGCCTGCCGATCACGGAGTACGGCGACGAGAAGGCGTCCTCGCTCCAGACCCAGCAGTGGGCGGCGCAGCGCGGCTACGTCGACGTCGCCCGCCTGTGGGACGTGTGGTGCCCGCTGGACCGCAAGGTGGTGACGTTCCTCGCCGACGAGTCCGGCGGCTTCGCGTCGGCCCGCATCGTGCGCGTCGTCGACTGGAAGGGTCCGCGCTTCGGCCCGTACCACGTGCTCGCGTTCGAGACGCCGCCGAGCAACCTCATGCCGGTCGCGCCTGTCGCGTCGCTCGCGGACCTCCACGAGATCCTCAACGGCGCCTTCGTGAAGCTCGCCAACCAGGTGAAGCGGCAGAAGACCGTGACGACCTACCAGGGCGACGGGCAGGCCGACGCCGAGCGCGTGCGCGACGCCAACGACGGCGACATCCTGCGCGTCGAGACCGAGATCGACGAGCACCGCTTCGGCGGCGCGGACGGCCCGAGCCTCGCGTTCTTCATGCAGGCGAAGGACCTCGCATCGTGGGTCGGCGGCAACCTCGACGCCATCGGCGGCCTGTCGCGCGTCGCCAACACCGTCGGGCAGGAGTCAATGATCGCCCGCGCGAGCAACATGCAGATCGCGGACATGCAGGAGACGACGATGCGCTTCGCGCGCCGCGTCCTCGAGCAGATCGCCGTCTACGTCCTCGAGGACCCCGTCACGCGCACGAAGGTCCGAAAGACCGTCCCCGGCACCGACCACGTCTACGTCCACGAGACCGGGCCGGACACGCGCGAGGGCACCATCGACGACTACCAGGTGTGCATCGAGCCGTACTCCATGCAGAGCCGCACGCCGTCCGAGCGCGTCGCCGCGATGGGCGAGCTGATGACCAACTTCGTCATCCCGATGGCGCCCCAGCTCGCCGCGCAGGGCAAGACCGTGGACTTCGTGCAGTTCGTCGACCTCGTCAGCCGCTACAACAACATGCCCGAGCTGCGCCAGATCGTGCGGGACATGACCCCGCAGGAGAAGGCGTCGTCCGCGGCGCCGGCGCCCGGCGGGGACCGCCCCCTCCAGAGCCCGGTGACGGTGCGCCGCAACGTCCGCGAGAACGTCGGCGGCACGGGCCGGGCGGGGCAGGACTCCGCCGCGATGGACCTTCTCGCGATGGGCAGGAGCAACGACGCATGATCTACTGCTACCGGGACGCGGACGGAAACCCCGTCGAGATCGCCATGACCGTCGCCGAGATGGAGCGCCGCGAGCGCCCGGACGGCACCCTCGAGCACGAGGGGAAGGTCCTCCGCCGGGCGCAGGACCTCGAGTGGTCCGGCGTCGGCACCCCGGCATCGAAGGGCTGGCCGATGGCCTCGGACGCGCTGGCGGTCCACCCGGAGCAGGCCGCGGAGTTTTCGGAGGATTCTCGGAAAAGGGGAGTTCCCACCGACTTCGCCCCGGACGGGCGCTGTATCCTCACGTCGAAGGCGCACAAGGACCGATACATGCGCGCCTACGGCTACCACGACAAGAACTGACCCATGACCGACGAGCTCGACGAAATCTTCGGGAAGTCCGACACGCAGCCCGCAGCCGAGGCCCGGCCTGCGGCGAAGGACGTGACCGACCTCGACGACGAGCTCGACGGCATGGAGCGCATCGAGAAGCAGGTCGCGCGCGAGGCCGCGCTGGCCGCCGACGCGCAGGCGCAGGAGAACGCCCGCAGGCGCTCGGAGGCGGAGTCCGCCTCGCGCTCGCTGGGCATGAGCGACGAGGAGATCGCCGAGATCGGCGACCTCTCCGCGCTCGAGAAGGCAAACGCAGTCCTCCGGCGGAAGGCCGCCGAGGCGACTGCGCGGGAGGGCGACGGCTCTCCCGCACCCGCCGGGCAAGCCCCCGGCGATGCGGCAGGCGAGAGCCTGCCTGGTGTCGACCTCGACGCCATCATCGCGGCCAACCCGGACGATGCAATCGACCCGGAGACCGCGAAGGCCAACAAGGTCCTCGCGACCGCCCTCAAGGCGCTGCTCCAGCAGAAGCGCCCGGCGGCCCCGCAGGCACCGAAGGCCGACGACGGAGCCCTCGACGCGCTCGTGAGCGCGCAGGGCCGGGACTACGCCGACGTGTTCGGCGATCCCGAGCTTCCCGCCCGCGAGCTCGCAGAGCGCAGCCCGCAGCGGATGGCCCGGCGTCTTGTCGTCGAGGAGACGGAGCGCATCCGAGAGAAGGCCCGCGCCGAGAAGCGCGCGGTGCCCGGCATCAAGGAGGCGTTCCAGCAGGCGCTTGGGAACCTCTACCCCGAGAAGGTGAGGCAGGTCCAGGAGCGCCGCGCGCAGGCGAAGGTCGACGAGCGCAGGGGTCAGTTCCTCGCGCGGCCGGGCGGTTCCGCCCCCGCCGACGCGATGACGCCCAAGCAGCGCGCCGTCAAGAACGTCGCCGAGAAGCTCGCGGGCATCCGGTCCTGACATCTCCCTCCGCGCCTGACATCGGGCAGTTCCTCACGCACCCCCCGCATAAAGGGAGCCAGTCATGGCTATCCAGGCAGCAGAAATCGCAGACATCGTCAGCACGACCCTCAAGGACCTGGGTCGTCTCCGGTTCACCGACCTCGGCACCGACAAGGTCAACTTCGTCGCGTTCCAGCAGCTCATGACGAAGGAGCGCGTCGTCCTCGACAGCGGCTACGAGATCCAGTGGAACGTCGTCGTCCGCAACTCGGGCAGCGCGCGCAGCGTCGGCCTGTTCGCCGCGGACACGACCAACGTCGCCGACGTGATGAAGACGGCGTCGATCCCCTGGCGCCACATCACCGGCAACTACTCCTTCGACGAGCGCGAGCCCGTGATGAACGGCAGCGCCTCGAAGATCGTCGAGCTCGTCGACGTGCGCCGCAACGACGCGCTCACGGCGATCCCCGAGCTCATGGAGCAGCAGGCGTGGACCAACCCCGGCTCGACGTCCTCGGACGACCCGGTGGGCATCCCGTACTGGGTCTGCTACCCCGGCAGCGGCACGTCGGGCATGAGCACCGGCGGCTTCCTCGGCGGCGACCCGTCCGGCTACACCGGCGGCGCGGGCGGCCTCGCGAGCGCGACCTACCCGCGGTGGCAGAACTACACGGGCTCCTACACCAGCGTCACGAAGCAGGACCTCATCCGCAAGTGGCGCCGCGCGGCCCGCCTCACCAACTTCAAGGCGCCGACGCCCGGCGCGCCCTACGGCGGCGCGAAGGACATGGGCTTCTACACCAACAACGCGGTGATCGAGCTGCTCGAGGAGGTCCTCGAGGCGCAGAACGACAACCTCGGCAACGACCTCGCCAGCAAGGACGGGATGGTGGTCTTCCAGCGCCGCCCGGTCGAGTACGTCTACCAGCTCGACGCCAACGCGGGCAACCCCGTGTACGGCATCGACTGGAGCCAGATGAACTGGGTGGTCATGCATGGCCGCTTCCTCAAGGAGAAGGTCGTGACCGCGCCCAACCAGCACACCGTCGTCAACGTCCACATCGACACCACCGCGAACCTGCGCTGCACGGATCGCCGCAAGCAGTTCGTCCTCGGCACGGGCACCACCGCGTTCTGATCCGCTGATCCACACGGATCGGAGAAAGGCAAGGCACAGCAATGGCACAGGCAATCACCAACTACCTCGACGGCTCGCTCGCGAACGCGCCCGTCCTCGGGGCTCTCGGCCAGCCGGCGAAGAACATCCTGTTCTACGACCACATGTTCAACTCCTCGGCGTCCGCGGACACCGCGCAGTGGAACGAGACCATCGGCTCCTCGACGACCATCGTCCACTCGACGACGGTCAGCGGCGGCATCTGGACGATCACCGGCACGACCGGCGCGTCCGTGCAGATGCAGTCGTGGGCTCCGCTGGCGACCATCGCGGCAGGCCGCCGCGTCTACATCGAGGCGCGCGTCAGCGTCTCGAGCATCGCGGCGAACACGGGCACGTTCTTCATCGGCCTCCAGGACACCGCCGGCACGGGCACGTCCCCGGCGCTGCCCTGCACGGCGGCGGGCGCCGCGACCTCCAGCATCGACGTCGTCGGCGTCGGCTTCGCCCCGTCCGGCTCGGTCCTCTCGATCTGCCAGAACGGGTCGACGACCGCGACGGCGCAGACCCTCGCCACCGCGGCGGCGAGCACCTACTACCGCGTCGGCATCTACATCGACGGCCGCAGCGGCGTGACCTTCTTCCTCGACGGCGTCAAGGTCGGCAGCACGATCACGGGGAGCTCCATCCCCGACGCGGCGCTGTTCCTCGACATGACGATGTCCAACGGCTCGACCGCGAAGGCGGCGAACGTGGACTACATCTGGGCGGTCGTCGAAGGCCACACCTGATCCAGCCCCCCACGTCGGAGCGGGCGGGGACGCCAGTTCGGGTCCCCGCCCGTCCGGCATCGAAGGAGAAGCGATGCAGCTCGACACCGGACGGGTCAAGGCGGCGCTCGCCTTCGGCACGAACATCACGATGGGGTCCACGCAGACGGACCGCAGCACTCCGCAGGCGTTCCAGTTCGACTCGACCTCGCAGAACGTCACGATGCCGCTGGCCCCGACGGGGGTCGCGAACGAGATCGCGGTCCTCGACTCGTACCCGAACCAGGTCGTCGTGCAGGTGGTCTCCACCGGATCGACGGCGGTCGATGTCCGCGTCGTCGGCTGGCGGCGCTGCGACGCCATCAAGGCGTGGGTCCCGATGCTTCTGTGCGAGGCGACGGCGACGCTGCACACAGGCACGTCGGCGACGATCAACGGCACGGCCAGCATGTTCGCGACCATCTCCTACGTCGTGAACCAGGGCACCGCGAACACGCGCGTCGTCAGCGGCACCTCGTACAAGGCCCCCGCGTCTCTGCTGATCGACGCGCAGGGCTGCGAGTACGTCGAGGTCGGGCTGACCTGCGCGAGCGCGAGCGTGGCGAACGCATTCGTCTCGGGCGTGTAGCCATGATCCAGCGGCAGCGCACCTTCACGGGCGTCACGTTCGGCTCGCGCAGCCA